GTGACCAATGCCAGATTTCGTTCAGAGTTTATAATCAATGGGGATGGTAAATTTCTTACTCTTTTAGATAAAGACGCTACACAAGATGCCGTGGTTAACTGCTCCAACTTTAATTATGCAACTGCAAATGATGATTATCACCAGATGTTCGATGTAAAACCAGCACAACCTAAATATGAACCTAGATTTAGAGATAGTGAATTGTATGTAAAAGATAAGAGTGGTGTATTAAATGAAAATAAAAAATATATTGCACCAGAGAAAAGGGATATGTATAAGTATAACGAAGATATAAAAAATCGCCGAGATAATTTTAGAAAGAAGACAAGTCATGAAAGAAGCAATTAATGTAAAAAAGATAGTTGTTATTGCAATTTGTCTAATAGTTTTTGTGATTATAGTTTCAGTAGTTCTGAAACTAACATTTTTTAAACCTAAACCAATTACAGAGATTAAGAAAAACAAGGTGTATATAGGAGGTTCAGGACTTGAGTATCCAGAGTCTGATCAATCAAGGTATTATGTTGAATTTAAAGAAGATGGGACATATATTTTGATGTATGACGATAGCAGGCGTAGTCAGGATAGTTACTGGGAAGATGGGAGTTTAGGTGTTCCAGTTATAGAATGCTACTTTGGCAAATATAAGCGTAAGAACGGCAATTATCTTATAAACCCAACAAGAGGATGTATAGCTGAATTTAAGGATGCTGCATCTGTAGATAAAAACTTAATAAATTTTTATAAAGAAAAAAACTATGAAAAGGATTTTCGTGCAGTGGGGGATATAGTATGTAAACTTAAAAATGGACGATACATGCTAGGAGCTCCAACAGAGGACAAGAAATCATATAGAAAGGATGTATATTACTACCTCCTTTATAACAAATCCGACATAAAGAAACTCCCAAGTAACCCGGAAGAATTCAGCAAGCAGTTCAAGATGGATAAGAAAGCGGAACAGGAGCGCCTAGCGGAGCAGAAGCGTTTAGCAGAGCAAAGTCATTAGACAATTTTCAGAAAGCTCATATTCGAGCTTTCTGTTATTCTTTAGACGGCGCAAATTCATTCATTCAGCATATTCTCAATCCTCCTGCCCAGTGACAGGAGCGTATCCACATCAGATATGCTGCCTGTTGCAAAAGGGTTCCAGTTAGGGGATAGTAAACTCCCCCCTTCCCTGGCTCTGGCGCGAAGTTTTATATCTTCGTAGTCAGTGAAGATATCTAATGAGGCAGCTTTAGCGAAAAATTTAGAACCCGAGCCCTTGAATTTGCAAGAAACCACAGTGCCCGAGAGAATCTCAATATCATCACACAGAATGGTAACTTCGCTTCCGTCAAGTGTGACGGTATAGTCTTTGACAAATCTCGATTGAAATTTTTTAGCGATATAAAAGCTATAATTAACACAGACAAAAACCAATAAGATGAAAATATTTGGATGGGACCTAGTCACATCACTGAGGTTAAGGTAGAACAGAATCAGTTGTATCGCTAGGATGGGCAGCATTATTAGAGCAGGGAAAAGAAGCCCCACATAAATGTCTGATTTAGCAGTTGATGCAGAAAAAGTATATCTCTCCATGTTAGTACCTCGAAATTTGCAAATAACTATCTTTATCTTATAACTAATCGTGAGGAGCTGCTAGAAATATTTTAGCTTAGCTACAGAAATATAAGTGAGAATCAACAAAAGAGAAGCCAGCGCATTGCTGGCTTCTCTTAATTCGTATCATCGCAAATATATTAGTCCGTGCACCGACGGACCGAGGTTCTCACTTCGATGTTCGTGTAGCGCGGGGATTATAGGGATCCTTTTGCCAGTACAAGCATCTATTATGAAAACCTTAAAATCTTACCAATTTGTCGCTATGTCTATCTGCGTTGGGTTGCTCGTTGCAAAGCCACCTGTATCGCATACGATTCCAGTTCCAAGAGATGTTGGGACTAAAGAACCCTTAGGGTGCGTCTTGTAGCTAGCTGCAACCATTACGTAGTTGCCTAGCATCTTAACTCCGTCAGCTCTAACCCAGTAGTCAGATGACGAATATCCAAATCTGCCCATAGCTGATACAACTCTCGACATGTTGAGGTTGTAGTAGGTCTCCTTGCCAGAAGGACCGTTGTTGGTGCCCTTGGACTTAGAGAGTACACTTCCAGAATAAGTGTATTTTATGGAAGTAGCTGTGCGACTTGACTCGCTGTTCTTTGCTTCCTCTTCAGCTTTCTTCTTTGCCTTCTCATCCTCGACTGCCTTTATCGTATTAGTTCCAGTTGAAACTAAAGGAGCTGAATAAGAAGTGGTAGTTGCATGAGTAGCAACAGTGTCAGCTACTGAATCTGTCATAGTTGGAACAGACACATCAGCTGCATCAACAGCAACTTCAATCTCAGTGCAGTCTGGAATGTCGGATTCCTGCTTGTGCTGAGCAGTTATCTTTGCGGGGATGCCTGTACGAGCTGAATCGGACTGAGTAGCAGCAGCGACGTACTTGCTCGTAGATACTACGAAGATGAGTAGTAGACATACGAGAGACACGAGGTGCGCTATCGATCTAATCTTTGCGTAATTCATACTGTCTCCTTACGTTCGGAATAACTTATGTTGCCTATTGTACCAAATAAATAAATGAAAAATCTAAAGGCTATGTGAAAATTGCGACACGGTGATTATATAAAATCAACCATATTGCTACGCGGATTACCAGGCAAAAGGGAATGCCTCGCGCCTAGTATGTGCTGTGCAGCATGACGATTTGCTTAATTTAAAATCGAATATATGGTATGATTAATGTTAACTAAATGTAATTTTGTGTGGAGAGCATGCTATGAATGATATGAGAAGCACGATTAATAGTGAGGATATAGCTAGCCCATTTGGGGCTAACTCGTTTATCGAGAAGAAAGGCTCGGATTGTGGGCGTTACTGGTACAAGGATATTCGAGAGATTACAACGCTCAAGGATCTTCTTGCTGGAAGCGTTGAAAAGCACAGTGAGAGACCTGCTTTTTGGGTAAAAGAAAAACGTGGCGGAGAATACATCCCTGTATCTTACGAGGTTCTAGGTCATGATGTCGAAGCCATTGGCACTATGCTGCTTGAGCTGGTAGATGATGAGAGACGCGTTGCGATCATTGGAGAGGGAAGTTATGAGTGGATAGCCTCATATCTTGCGGTTATGAACGCAGGACTTGTTGTGGTTCCAATCGACAAAGAACTCGGTGGAGAAGAGATAAAGAACCTCCTCGATGCGTCAAACTGCCATACGGTCATCTGTTCATCTGAATGTGCCCCTAAGCTTTCTAATATCATAACAATCACAGATCTTATAATCACAGAATTTTACGGCGATAGAGTTTCGCTCGAGGATGAACCAAAGTCACTACTTAAGGATGTGACTGAATTCGAGCGGACTGGCAGGAAGGTTTATCTATGGAGAGCGTTGATAGTTGAGGGAGAGGATAAGCTTGCAAGGGGAGATACTTCTTTTGCGGATGCTGAAATAGATCCCGACGAAATGGCAGTAATTCTCTTCACTTCAGGGACTACAGGTACTCCTAAGGGCGTTATGCTAACTCATCGCAATATCACAGTAAATATCATGGATGTGTGCCGCGTGGCGAATATCCATCCGTGGGATAAGACGCTCTCGATACTGCCTATTCACCACACTTATGAATGCACGCTCGGAATGTTACTCGTGCTATATCGCGGGGCAAGCACTGCGTTTTGCGAGGGCATGAAATATATCGTCAAGAATATGCATGAAGCTGAGAATACGGTTGTTATAGTTGTACCGAGGGTTCTCGAGATGATTCACGGCCGAATTATGAAAACCATTAAGAAGTCGGGAAAGGAAAAGACGTTCAGGAGAGCTCTGAAGGCTAGCCGCAGCGCACGAAAGTTCGGCGTAAATGTGAGCAGAACTCTATTTAAGCAGATTATAAATGAACTCGGTGGCAAGCTCAGGCTAGTAATCACGGGAGCTGCTGCGCTGGCGCCAGATATTTGTAGGGACTTTGAAGACTTTGGGATTATGGTGCTTCAGGGGTATGGCATGACAGAATGCACACCGCTAATTACAGGCACACCTCAGAGCGCTTCTAAGACAAGGTATGATAAATCTGGATCTGTAGGAGTGCCAGTGGAGACAGGAACTGTGCGTATCATTAACCCAGATGAAAATGGCATTGGAGAGATATTATTTAAAGGTCCAAATGTCATGCTCGGCTACTATAACCTCCCCGAGGCAACTGAAGAAGTACTTGAGGATGGTTGGCTCAGAACGGGTGATATCGGATACTTCGATGAAGATGGATGGCTATTCCTGACTGGGCGCGCTAAGAATGTAATCGTAACGAATGCTGGAGAGAACATCTATCCTGAGGAAATTGAGGACTATATCAACAGACATCCGTACATATCTGATTCTATGGTATTCGCATCAGGCGAATCAGAGGATGTAGTTGCAGTACAGATTCTTCCAGATAAAGACGAGATAAAGGATGAACTCGGCAGTGTTCCGCCAGACGATGAGCTTGAAACACTCATAAAAGGTGTTGTCACGGAGCTCAACATGGGGCTCGCTCCGTTCAAGCGAATCCGCGAGGTCTACGTCCGCAAAGAAGATTTCGTGAGGACGACTACGCGCAAGATAAAACGCCAGGATAATAAGCTGGAGGATTTGAAGTAGGGAAGATTTAGTGGATCTTTCTAAAATAATCATACAAAATCCCTTTTTTAGAAAATACTAAAAAAGGGATTTTAAAATGTGAAAATTAAATGCTATCAAAATATGACTATGTAAAATAAAAGCGCAACCCTATCGAGTTGCGCTTTTTGGTGCGTGATCAGGGGTTCGAACCCTGGACACCCTGATTAAGAGTCTCGTTTTATTATCAGTGAATTTAGCTATTATGGAATTAATACCACAGGCTATACCCCACGACTATATTTATCTATTAATTCTGCAGCATTATTAAGTGCTACATCTGATTTATGAGTATATATCTTTGATGTGACAGCTATGTCCTCATGTCCCATAAGCTCTTTAGCTACATTAATTGGTACACCTGCAGCTTGTAAGTCGGTACAGTAAGTATGTCTATAACAATATAAGGTTAGATCTGCTTGAACAAAATAAGGTGGCATAACCTGGTGCTTCTGTGGGTGAACCTTGCAGCCTGCAGCTATATTCATTTCGCGTTTAAAATTCTTCCACAAATCATTTATTGATGATTTAGTATATCGTTCACCTCTTGTATTCGCACATATTAGTAACGAGTCATCGGTAATATTATCATGCTCTGCAATTAATCTTTCTAACAATATTCCAGGAATAGGGATATTGCGCATACCAGCTTTAGTCTTTGTAAATCCTCGAACTATCCCATCTGATTTTAAAGCTTTATTAACAGTCACTCGCCTAGATACAAAGTCAACGTCAGACCATTGAAGAGGGACGATTTCCTGAGGCCTAAGACCACAATACAACATAAGCAATATAAATAGCCCACCACGATGATAATTTGCAACCTTGAGTGAAATTTCTCGTTCCTCGCTAGTTAAAGCTCGCCTCTTTTTAGGAGTCCTTCCTTGAGGCTTTTTTATACCGGTCATAGGATTTTGTACAACGAGTTCATTTTCAAGCGCAGTATTAAATATTTGGTTTAATATATCATAGACTTTAGCATTGAATGAGTATGAATAATCCTGAAGAGGATTCAGCACTTTTCTGATATGAAGAGGCTTAACAGAGCTTAATCTCATATGACCAATAGCTGGAATAATGAATCGATCACACATGGCCTGGATATCTTTATACCATCGATAATTAACTTCTGGCTCTTTGTAATTATCTAGCCACTCATTAATCCATATAAAGACTTGAGTATTACGACTAATCTCTACCTTGCCAGCTTCAAGTTGCGATTTAAGAATAGCTCTTTTTTCAATTGCTTCTAATTCAGTTTTGCCATACACATATCTGCGCTTACCTTCAAAGGTGAATGTCTTTTTGTAATAATCAGCCATGACATATCCATTTCCGAGCACAAAAAATGCCCTGCTTGTAATAACAAGGCATCGCTGATATACTTTTGTTGGAACTTTGTGTATCAAACGATGCAAATTTCTATAGCCACTACCTGTTGCCTCAGGTGATGGCTATTTTTATATTTTATACTAAATAAAGTACACACATTGTACGACATTGTACAAACATTATGTATTGATTTTTTTTACATAATATGATATATTTTAAGTAGCTCAACTACCAATGTGTATGTAGGAGCATGCTGGACTACCTTTGGTTCTCCGGCTTTTTTAGTTTTTGTAAGCTGAGTATTCTCTATCAAACCTTCGTCTAAAGCTTTTTAAAAGAACAGGGAAAGCCGTTATAAAATCATAACCATTTTTAGATTCTTCTAAAATAATTATATAATCAATAGCTTTATCAGTGTATCTAATGCATCTTTTTGTTTTAAGAATACCTTTATCGTTCTTATAACAGTGATTCCATTCTTTTATATTATTAGAACCACTGTTAGCTATATTTATTATTTCTGGAATCCAATGAAGTCTATTTATACGGTATATACATTCAATTCTGCCAATTAACCTAAAATTAGGGTTATTAGAGTTTCCATTCTCACAAGTGTTAAAACATGAATTTTTCGCCCAATCATTTTCACAGAAAAGCATATCATATTTAGTATCATCTATATCTAAAGAGGAAATATGCAAAAACTTTTCGGGATAGTTCAATGTAAAGTTTGCATACTTTTTATTCATATTAAAAAATATATCTTTTGAATTATATTTTGGCTTGACCTCTTTCTTTAAAAAAGAATGGTAAAAATTATCCATAGCCTCGTCTAGTATTTTTTCAATAGATGCACCGCTATATAGCATCGGATCAGAAAGCTTATCTGAAATAATACAATTTTCCATTAGTACTACCTCCAAGAATCTGGAACCCAAACAAACCAATTGGCTTTAGAATTAGCTTTTGGAACAGAAAGAAATATGTCTTGACTCGATAATTCTTCAATTTTATTGATAATCTCAAGTTTTGATTGACTTGTTTTGAGTTGACGATGCTTATAAGCAAGAGCTCCAATTAGTAAATCTGCAAGCTGCAGAATAGCTATATCAGACGAATCTACAAGTTGCATTTTTTTAATCTGACCATTGCCATAGTGTGCATTTAAATAGTTTTTTAAAGTGGCAACTTTGGTAGAGCCTATTGTATCTTTTATATCCAGATATATGTTATACTGCGAGTCCACATCCTGATCAACGACATATTCAAGTGTTCGATAATACATTTTATAGTACCAATCGTCATATTCTTTAGTTGATTTAGCACGAATCTCGTCCGTGCCTCTTGCAATATATCCCCTAAACGACAAATTTTCATTATTAAAGAAGTAGTCAACTAGGGAAAGGTAAAAGTTCAGACCAGATGGAGAAACTTTAGTCCACTTAATTTCAGACTTCTTACTAAACCCATAAACTTCCTTAAGAGCGTTGATTTCATTGTTGATTTCTTTAGCTTTTGTGCGATCACAATATATCGCACCTAAAACCATGACATTAGAATAATCGCGCCTTAAGTGACAGCTTTCATCACAATACACATTGTATTCCATGCTTTTCTCCTTCCCACAATTGGATAATCCAAATATAAATTAAATCATCACTTAATGCGACAACGGCATAATTCACTACATCCTATCTTACATGATAAGTCTTTACACCTAGGTATACTTATCTATTTAAGCTTCTTTATTTCCTTATCAAAGTCCGAATAGAAGTTGGTATTGTAATTTTTGCCATCTGTCACAGTATGTGCAAAATTTGCATATACTGAATTTTTATCAAGTTCTTCATCGTCGAAGATGTTGTCTAAGTACTTTGTTATAACTGTTCTATCAACACCAAATAATTCAGACATAGCCTTTTGAATTAACCAAAAGGTTTCATCTTTGAAAGTGACAGAAATATCCTATAAGCCTACATAAAATAGTTATTTATTTTTTTGACTTGCTAATTTGCGTTCATCCGATTTAACCCTGCGTTCAATTTTCTTTGTATCTTCTGCTGGCGGTAATTCTTCGGGCTTGATACCTCTCTCTCCAAGCATTTTTCTGACACTTGAATTATTTTGAACATGTTCTTCAGTAATAGGATACTCTCCTTGTAAGTCTTTGTTTTCAACATTAAGATTGGTCATCTCTGTTGCTAGATTTTTAGCTGCAAGTGTTACGGCGGGCAAATGATCAGATAAAGGACCATTCTTAATGTTGTATTTAGCTTTCATCTGTTTGGTGCTCTTGCCACCAAACAATGCGGCGTCTCCTTTAGAACGAATACGTCCAAAACCTTTTTCACCTACACCTCTTTCGTAAATATTTTGAGATAGACGCTTTTCGGAAGCCTTTAGTTCATTGCGAATGTTTAAGCGATCAAGTTCTGCAAGTCTCTGCTCTATAACTTCTGCTTCTCTTGTTTTAACAGCAAAATAACTTTGAGCAAAGGCAATTTCATTTTTTCTAGGATCTCCATTTTGAGCGATGAGATAACAAGCGTACCTGGTTAACATGAGGTCTTTTACGGGAACCTCTGAAACACCAGCTTTTACCATTTTGTTGACGTCAACAAAATGGTCATTTTCAATACTTCCAGCGTTTTTACAAGCGGTTCTTGCTTTATTAATTACTTTTTCAAAGTTTCTCCACTCCGTGTATCCTAAATGAGTTTGCAGTTCTCGGGCATGCCAATATTCCACTCCATCTTCGGTTTCGTGCATAATGTCATCAAAGGATGATTTTAGCGATGCAATGATTTCTTTATCCATATAAATTTCCTTTCAAAATATCTTTAGTATTTAGCATTACCTTGCATGATATATATATCCCACACACTCACACACTACACATACTTATGCAGCACACCAACACATCGCCCGATTATTCTCACTTCTTCGTAGTCAGTAACCATTGCATGATACTCAGGATTGCAAGGGTTAAGTATCAACGTGTCGCCATCCTGCGTAACTCTCTTTAAAGAAGCTTCGTTGTAATCTAATCTTTCAATCGCATATATTTGATCTTGAACAAAATCATAAGACTTTGAAATAAAGACGATATCTCCATCATAGATATTGGCACCAATCATACTGTCACCGTGTACCTTCAGGCAGTAATCCGCTTTAACATCTATATCTACTATAAACGTACCCTGGTAATCATCTTCGCATACAACACCATCTCCTGCGCATATAGTACCCATAATAGGGAGCTTGTGCGCTGAAGGCAGAATGATATTCGATGGAAGAGGACGAGAGGATACCTTCTTTTGCGAACTGTCGTCAAACCCCATCAAATAAGAAATAGAGACGTTTAATGCAGATGACAACTTCTCTAGTGCGATTTGCTTTGGGAAATATCTTCCAGACAAATAGGAAGATAGCGCACCTTTATTTATATTGGCTTTCTCGCAAAGTTCACTTTGCGAGAGTCCAGAAGCGTGAAAAGCTTCATTCAATCTCTTAGTTCTTATATCCATCGCAAATTCCTTTCTACTTAAGGTGATACCATTATACACAAGCAGTTTAGAAAATCAAACATTATTTTTTAGAAAATTAAACAAAAGTGTTGACAGACGGAATAATGTGCGATATAGTTTAGAAAACTAAACAAAGGAGAAAGTGATGAATTACGATTATACAAACCTTAAATTACGCATTAAAACCAAATACACCACGTTCGAAAAGTTTGCGGATGCTTTAGAAATTGGCAGATCTACACTATCACTCAAGTTGAACAATAATGCAGAGTGGAGCCAGGCTGAAATGAGCAGAGCCATGAAATTGTTAGATATTCCAGAAACAGATATAGATAAATATTTTTTTGCCATTAAGGTTTAGAAAACTAAATCTATAAACGTATAAGAAGAGCGAGAGCTGAAGAGGAGACGTAAATATGAAAATAGGCAATAAAGAAGTAAAAGAAATAGTCATCAAAGATAGCACTGGCGAACTTATCGCAGATATTACCGATGATGACATAATCTCAAAGACCAATGTAATCGTCAAGCTCATTAACACAAAAGAAGATAAAGAGTTAAGTCTGCAAATAAGTTGTTCGAGGCTATAGACAAAATGAACATCAATGAAATAACTATTGAGTCAGCCGAAACAATAGCCAATTCATTGGTAAAGGTTATGAATGTAAGACTTGGATAAAAAAGAAGTTATGTTTAAAAATTTGCAGAAAGAAATGAAAGAACAACATATATCTAACAGAGATATAGCAAGAGCTATAGGGAAAGACGAAAGGTCGATTTCAAATAAGCTCTCTGGAAGAACGGACTTTACAAGAATTGAAATGTTTACAATACGGGATACATTCTTTCCTGAGACAACACTAGAGTACTTATTCTTGTAAACAAAAAAACTACCAAAGGGCCGTCTTTGATAGTTTTTCGCCGGATTTGTTTACCTTTTTGTCCTGCAGGCTTTCGCCACACATGAACGGCCTCACGGCTTCTATGGGACAAGTTGTTACTTTAGCGATTCCGATTTCGCTATAAAGCCTTACGCTAACAACAATTCAGGAGTACTTGATACAGTGGGCTAATTTAACGACTAAGCCAGTCACCGATTTATACGTATCGTAACGTTAACGCTGTATCAGTAATCTGCCATTACCCAGTTTTACGTGTCGTGGTGCCACGAAGGGCGACCTAGATTAAAGGAGCTGGCAAGTTCAAAAGTTGTGTCAAGATGACCACCACCTTTTTAAGAATTTGCCTAAAAGGCTAAACAAATTGTATCGAAGTAGGAAATATATTTCAAGTTAAAGAACAAAGAAGAGCTGAAGAGGGAGACGATGCAAATCAAAAGTGAGGAAATAGCTCAAATAATAAATGAGATAAGAAAAGAAAAAAAGCTAAAGATAACAGATCTAGCAGCTCTATCAGGAGTGAACTATATGCAGTTATATAACAGCCTTAATAATAAATCTCGAGCGAGAGAGTTAAAAGCGAGTGAACTGGTAAGGGTGTGTACCATCTTAGGCATAAACGATTTATCAGTTTTCTACAAAAAAACTAAGCCTCCCGCGTGACATGCGAGAGGGTTCGTCTGCAATTTTTTTACTCGGAAGATACTGCAATTGTTCAAAATGCTTTGTTCAAGCTTCATCAGGATTGGCTAACCCCGATTTCAGCTTGAAGATTGTCAAATAGAAACAAGGAGCCACCTCGTCTATATTTGATAATCGCACAAATCCCAATACAAACAATGTCACTGTTTGTTCTATGGTATCCCGCTTCACTTTAGCTGTTTACATTCAGCGTACTAAGTAAGCCTTAACGCATCAGCGAATTGCTATCCCGAGAACTGGCGAATTCAAAATGTTTGACAAAACAGTCACCCACTTTCAATGAATTTGCCTGTAAAGGCTATAAGAAATTTTAACATAGTGTTAAACAAATCGCAATCAAAACACTAACAGTGAGAGAGATAAAGAGGGAGAACCAAGATGGAAAAGATAAAAATTGAATTAACCAAAGAAGATAAAACAGAGACCTTATACGAGGGGAATTCACAAGCAATACACATCGTATTAAGTGCCATTCAAATAAGAGATTCTCTTGTAAAAAGTGGCTATTGCCCCGATGCGATCATAGCAATAGCCGACACGTTGAAAGCGGTAGCAAGTGAATATATCTAGATGTTACCCTTTAAATTCGTGTTGAGTGTGCATGGCTCTATTGGAAGGTTGGATTTAATTGCTTTTTTAGCTTCCAGATAGGCTTTGGCAAGCTCTTCAGGAGTATCGAATTCGCACTTCGATACGTAAAGCAGAGCAAGCTCGTGAATAATTTGAAAACGATCCATAACTCTCACCTCCTTTCGAAGTGAGTTTATCACAGAAAACAGAAGTCAGATATGAAAAAAGTAAGGACAAGGACATGGATAAACAGACTATAGTTCGAGACATAAAAAGGGAAGTCGGAAACTGGCCATGCCAGTCTGACATAGCCAGGTATCTAGGTAAATCAAGAGATTACGTTATCAACTTGATGGCAGGGTGCGAATACATTACGGATGGAAAAAAGAAGCAGTACTTTGCATCAGATGTGGCTGACAGGCTTATGAGTAAAAAACGGTGTTATTAATCGGAAAATTACGGAGGAAAATCACAATGAATAAAAAGAATTTAAAACCAATGATAAATGAAGAGGAGTTAACAAAAGCAGCGAAAGCAGCATATGAAAGTCATAAAAAAATACTGTATCTGAGTTTAGAGGATGCATTCGATGTTGATTTTCCAGCTGAATTAGAGCCTCTTGCAGAACTAATGTACTGCACAGGCTATGCAGACGCGATAGCGAATGCCTCGGTTGAAATAAATATCGATATCAGGAATAACGAAAAGGCGGTGAATCAAGATGATGAAGGAATTCGTAGAATCGGTTAAGTACATGTGTTCAGATGAAAATGGAAAATTTCAACCGATTGCAGTAGTAGGTTCGATCGCTGCCGCCCTGTTCATTCCAATCCTGTGGGTATTCCTATATGCCATAGGATGTAATTGATAAAGGAGAGGAAGCAGAAATGGTAGAAGCTGGTTGCATATGTGATCGCTGTGGTCATGAACATGGAACGCCGGGAGATAATAGGGCATTCAGATGGTGTAGGCGTATAAAAGGAACTATTTGCGACATTTGCTGCAAGCAGTGTGAATATAACGATGATTGGCATTGTCGCTATGATCCAGAAGGCAGGCAACAAATGCGTGAACTTATATTCGCAAATAGAGAAGACGAAAGAACAATATGCAAGTTTCAAGACAGATTACGAACAGCACATAATCCTAGAACAAAAACGAAAGAAATCTTAATAGAGATCATTAAATCAAAGGAAAGGGATATCGAAGCTAGAGAGCAAGAATATGAACGACTGCACTCCAGAGAGGGTCAGCCAAGAGAAATGTTTTAGCGAAAGAGAGGAGGCGAACATGAAGCGCATTTTCTGCGATAGATGCGGAGAAGAAATTGATTATGAAAACCGTAGCAAACCACTCAATGTAGTAGGAGAAGCAGAGGGCTTGTATGATCTCTGTCCTCAGTGCATGGGGGATTTCAGAACCTTTATGAAAGATAAACCTCAAGCAGGTAAATGTGGTCATGGGATGCAATCAAAGAAGATGGGACGCATATGCGGTATTAACTTTGAAGAGTAAAGAAACGAGGAGAAAAATGAATCAGATTAATTGCGAAATCAAGGAACATATAGGGATTATTTCAGAAAGCAAGAATGAATGGACGAAGGAACTCAATCTCGTGTCCTGGAATGATAATGATCCAAAGTATGACATACGAGAGTGGGATCCTAAGCATAAAAAGATGTCACGTGGTATCACTCTTACTGAAGAGGAAGCGTACGAACTAAGCATCATACTGTCAGGCGAATTTGAAGGTTAAAGATAGAGTAATAGCAACAGGAGAAAAATCATGAGTTTAGAAGTAATTAATAAGGCGAGAGAACAAATTACTGAAGAGTCACTGAAAATCGGTGGCTCTCTTGCCAATTTCATAGAAGAACATCTAAATGAAGTCTGCAAGACTGAAGATGTGGCAACGCATATAACGGCAGAAGGTAAATCAATTGAAGACTTGCTCTCTAAAATTACATCCGAAGCCAGGAAAAATGCAAGAAACAATGTCGGATGCCTTACAGATGAAGAAGTGCTGCAAATCATTGATGATTACTATGAAATCCATATAAAACCATCATCAAATACTACTAGTCCAGGAACAATAGATATCCTTGACCTTATGTAGAGGAGGTGGATATGCAAATCAATTATAGAAATGCAGATAACTCACCTATAAATATTCACTTTCCGGACAACTTTGAGGATTGGGTGAATCAGGAAACCTGTGCAGCAACTGTATATAACCGCTGGAAGAAAATAGCACATTGCTCACATTGCGGACATACCTGGGATTATACAGAGACTATCTATAAGAACGACGTTGTTTGCTGTCCTCACTGCGAAACAAGGGAAATAGCAATGCCTCACACCACTATTCCTTTTGAAACACATCAAAATTTCTTTTGGTTGTGGTTAGAAGATGAAAGTATACACTGCACCTCAGCCTGCAGCTACTGGAGATGTGCAGAAAAGAATGTTGAACAAATAGAAGACACTATTGAGATAGAAATTGAATCAATCAACGTAATCAACAGAGATGAACAGTATTCATATGGCTACATTTGGAATTGGAGAACCGGGAAGTCTGAATGGGGGAAATACAAACCACAACATGTAATATCAAATGAACGATTTGTCGTGGATATAAATTTAGATGATCTTATTGCACAAAGCTTCTTGAAACATATGGATATACACATAAGAAAGACAACTGGAATCCAGCTATCTGATGCGCGTTTCGTTAACTATCTGATTGATGAGATGGTGTTTTGTGCAAGATATCCAAGTGCTGAATATATTAAAAAATCAGGACTTGCGCATCTGGTAGAGTACAAGCTTAAAAAAATACCAACATATATAAGGCCAAACTGGCGAGCTAGAACGATTCCTGAACTATTGCGACTATCACCGCAGGATATCGATAAACTGAAGCAATGGGATTATTTCAATGCAGATGGAATATTAAGGTACAAGGTCCTTAAGAAGCAAAACAAAGTAAAAAAAGAACATATGGAACTATGTCAAAAATGGATTCCGGATGCGAGATTCTTGTGCGGAAATGGCTATGGTTATGGTTGGATAAAAGAACTGAGGGAACTTAATAATTTAATTCAGTTATTTAGATATCTTGAAAAACAATGTAAAACACAGGGCAATCCTTGTAACCGAGGTGAGATAGGAAGATTATACAAAGATTATTATGTACAGCTTAAAGAACTGAAATATCCACAAAATGATTACTATCTATATCCTAAAAACTTAAATGAAGCACATGATAGGGTCTCGAGAGAGTATCTGGAAAAGAAAGATGCAGAAAAAGCGGAAAAATACAAAAAGCAACAAGAGAATTATGAAAAAATCTACCTTCCACAACTAGAAGAGTATGCATATCAAGATAATGAATATCTTATACGACCACTTATAAACTGTAAGGAATTTGAAGAAGAAGGTCGTTATAACAAAAATTGTGTTGCTTCATACTATTACAGCGTAACGGAAGGAGATACAGCAGTATTTGTTATGAGGCGAACTGATGAACCAGACGCACCTTTCATAACAATTGAACTCCGTGACAACCGGATACATCAATGCTATAGAACAGGGAATCGCCTGCCAGCACCCAAAGTTAGAAAGTGGGTAGATGATTGGCTGGAAAACATTGTCAAGCCAAGAAGTAAAAAGAAACCTAAGAAGGGAGCAGCATAATGACAGAATCAATTATAGATGTAAATTATGAAATTAATGAAGCCAATGGTGAGTTAGAAGATAAGAGCACGGAGCAGCTGTGTCATGAGGCAAATGGATTATATCAACAGATGGAGGCTGTTGGAAACGTCGCACTCATGATGGCAGCATCCGCCGGTCGCCGCCTGCTCATAGTAAAGGAGCGATTACCTCATGGAGAGTTTGGCACATGGTGTGATAATAACCTGGATTTCTCACAATCAAAAGCAAACAAAATGATGCAATTGGCCAAACGTGCATCTGATGAGAACAGCATATTTTCAAATTCGTACACGTGTACGAATTTGAGCATTTCCAAGGCATTCGCACTTTTATCCGCTCCAGATGACGTCGCAAAAGAAGTGATTGAGTCTGAAAATATTAACGATATGACAGTTACAGAGCTGAGGACAGAAATAGCCAACCTCAAAGCAAGAAATAATGAACTTGAAGCCGGTACAGATGAAATAGAACACCTCAAAAACCGAATTACAGAGCTTGAGGCTGAACAATCCGAATCAGAGATAAGTGTTGATGATCTCACTGCGAAGGACGATGAGATTAAAAGGCTCAAAGAAAAACTTGAAAAAGAAAAAGCGAAAGCAAAAGCAGCTAAAAACAACACGGAGGATGCCGTAAAGGAGGCAGTAGATAAATATAAGGCTGAACATGAAAAGGAGAAGGCAGAAGCTGTAAAGGAAGGTAAGGCAAAACTGCAAGCAGCATATACCGAAGCAGAGAAAACAATAGCAAGACTTGAAAAGGAACTGTCTGCAAGTAGCCAAGAAGATTTAACTACATTCCGTGCACAGGTAAATATATTGCAAGAAGTATTCCAATCTTGCTGCAAAAGTTTGGAAATTATCGAGAGCAAGGACCAAGAACAAGGGGAGAAAGTACGTAGTGCATTACTTCAGGTATTACATATCGAGGAAGATCAACTGAAAGGTTAGAAGAACATGATAAATAAAGAATTGAAATTTATAGCAGACTATTATGGATTAGAGAATCAACTTGGGAAATGCATTGAAGAGTTGAATGAACTTATTGAAGCACTGAGTCACAAGAACATAGATCGTGTCCAGGAAGAGATTGCAGATGTTGAGAACATGCTTGAACAGATTAAATACCTGCTGGGTCTATCTGATTACAGTATCGGATGCATAAGACTAGGCAAGACATTTAGACAGCTAACCAGAATGGTGAATCAGGATCCCGGTATAGCAGTTAAAATAGAAGCTCTTCGAACTGAAGATAATAAAGAACCAGGATACGACTCGGTTAATGAACCTAAACATTACAAGTTGGATGGACTTGATATAGAGTCGATAGATGTTATTAGAGCAGTACTCGGAGAAGGTGGGTTCAAAGCATTTTGCAGAGGAAATGCTCTGAAATATTCAATCAGAGCCGACAACAAAGGTGGATTGGAAGATTTAGAAAAAGCAAGAGTGTATCTGAGCTGGGAAATTGACGGGAGGAATCCAAATGAATGCAAGACCAAAACATATGAGGAAAAGTAGAGTGCACAAATTCTTTGATGATTTGCTTGGTGTTAAAAAAGTAAATGAGTATCTTGAATCTCCTGTGTCGAATTCGGAAGAAGAGGAACAAGTCATGGCAGAAATCATCGCAAGATACGAAGATCCTATTAATGCAGAACTGGCAGGAGATTTTCCGCTTGATTAGGTCAAAAGATATCGCAGCTATGTATACAGAAGAGCAGCGTGAGGGTATATGCAAGTGGTGCCGAGAGTATAACCATGATAAATGCACCACTTGTGCACTCCCCACAGTACCAGCATGGAAGGCTGAAGAGGCTAATGTTATTACTGGAGAATTAGAAAATGCTTAATTTAATAATAACTTTCTTAATTGCAGGCTTTATGGTTGGAATAACAGCACTGTCTTTCACGGCGATGAAGAGGATGGATATAGCAAACAAACTATTCATGATAGCAGATGTACTACTCCTTGCAGGGTCAACAATTATATTAGTGTGTATATACATATATAGATAGAAAACAATTTTGATATGACGGCGGTAGGCAGAAGGTATACTCCTTTCAAAATCAGACATAAATATATAAGAGCACATACTACTTTTTACAGATGCTTGCCGCTTTCATATATAGAATTAAAGCTTAAAAACTTTCTTCCATATATATAAGGAAGAAATAATACGTTAAAATCATCCGGCGTAATGCCGGATTAAGAGTTCAAATGAGTATTAACAAGTCAGGCATTTAAGTAACTATGATAAGAACTAAAAAATATTACACTGGAGATTATCTCGAGTTAGAAATATATAATGTGTCTCCAAGAAAGAGAATAATAAAAAGAGCAGAAAAAAGACATGAGTCATCCCCGGCGCAGAAGAACCTAAATTCAAAAAGAAGTCAAAGATACTTTGTCAGAATATGCAATCTTAATTTCAAAGAGGGCGACTTTAGTATAGATCTCACATATGACGATGATCATCTTCCGTATGATAGAGAGCAGGTACTTAAGGATATAACTAACTATGTGGCAAGAGTCCGCAGGGAGATGAAAAAGAGATCCAGTGAGCCAGTGAAATATGTGTATGTAATATCCAACCATGCTGGAGATGATACTGGGTCAAAAGCTAGACCTCATATCCACATGATATTTGGAAATGTGGATAGAGACGTCATAGAGGATAAATGGAAGGCTGGATTTTCTAATTCTGACAAGCTCAAATTTGATGAATACGGAATCACTGGCAAAGCTCTGTATATGGCTAGACAGGGTAAGAGTAAAAGATGCTGGGGTAGTTCCATAAATCTAGAAAAGCCTGATCCTATAGTTTCAGATAAAGCTATAACGAAATCTCAGATGGAGAGAATTATTAATGACCCATCAGATGGACTATATATATCTAAGCTTATTAATAAAAACAACAAGACAAGGTATACCTTTACGGACTGCCTTGTTGAACACGATGGAAGGCAATTGGCTTTGTTTGGGCAAGATGAAGAAAGCGGAGGTAATGGTTCCGGGTTCAGCTTGCTTATACGAATGCGAAAAACAGAAAATTACAGAAGGTGATGAGTTGCTCTAGGGAGCAAGTTTATTTAAGTGGGATGAAATATGACAAAAAAAGAAATGGAAGAGCTTATATCGATTAAGCAAGAAATTAATGCAATAGAAATGTCTTTGTGTGCTCCTAAAAGCACATATACTTTTGCGTTTTATAAAGATTATAGGACTGGGTTTCCGATCCCCAAAATAGAGACAGGATACGATGACGGCTCAATATACAAAGACCAATTGATAAAAAGGCTTACAGCTACAAAGAAGAAGCTGCAAAAGAAAATAATTGATGCAGAGAAATTTATCGAGATTCAAACAGATAGTGAACTTAGAACTATCCTGCGTAGCTATTACATAAACGGATTAAGTCAGGAAGAGATAGGGAAGCTTTTAGGATATAGTCAATCTGTTATTTCTAGAAAGATATCAATTTTTTGGCAAAAACAGAAACTTGCATAAAAAGCATAAAAAAATCTGATAAAATGATAGTGTAGAAAGTGTCGAAGAGGCACAGGTTTTTCTCCCAAGCTATAAACATTCGGAAAAGGTCGCTGCAAGGCGTCCTTTTTCAATGCGTGGGTATAAAGAAATCGCAAGATAGGACGAATTTGAACAGCTGCTTCGTTGCATGCTGTTTTTTTAATGAATTTAAAACAGTGCAGGAAGAACGATGCAGGCGAATGAAGATAAGAAAAGGGCCGCAAAGGAACTTTATGAAAGCGGTGAAAACTTAATATTTATTGCCCAAAAACTAGAGGTCAAAGAGTCGACTTTAAGGTCATGGAAAAGACGTGGGAAATGGGAGCAAAGTGCAACGCCAAAAACGTTGCAAAAAATGCAGTCAAAAAAGGCTACTGAGAAGCAGCTGAAAAAGGAGCTCGGAGACGAGGCGGAAAAACTTGTCGAAAATAATTTTCTTACCTCTAATCAAAAATTATTTTGTATATATTATGTGACCTGTTTTAATGCTACAAAAGCATATCAAAAAGCATATAAATGTAGCCGTAAAACAGCAGGGTCAAATGGATACAGAATGCTGAAAAATGCTGAAATCAAAAAGTGTATTAGGGAGCTAAAGGAAAACAGGCTTAACAAAGCTATGTTAAATCCATCTGATATCTTCCAGAAATACATAGATATTGCATTCTCGGATATAACTGACTTTGTAGAATTTGGAAGTGAAAAAACAGAGGATGGAACAAGGCAAAGCTATATGAGATTCAAGAGTGATGCAAAAGTAGACGGAACTCTGATAGCTGAAATATCTATGGGGCAGACGAAGAAAATTAAACTCGAGGATAGGCAAAAGGCTCTAGCCTGGCTAGCGGATCATATGGACTTAGCCACAGAAGAGCAAAAGGCTCAAGTTGAATATATTAAGTCAAAGACAGCTGCTGTCAATAAAGCATTAACTGGAGAAGGGGCAGAGATTGAAGATGTTGATGACCTAGAGGAAGAGATATATGGCAGTACCGAAGAGTAAAGAGCCTGTTAAGAGAAAGAGTATTCCTTACAGGTTTGGAGATAAGCACAAGGCATATATGAGGCGATCCAGAGACTGCACATATAATGTCGCAGAGGGTTCTATCCGTGCAGGTAAGACAACGGATAATATATTTGCTTTTGCTCATGAGCTGAAGAGGACAAAGGACAAGCTACATCTAGCTAGTGGTTCAACACTGGGAAATGCAAAACTTAATATCGGAGATGCAAACGGATTCGGACTTGAGCACATATTCAGAGGGCAATGTCACTGGGGAAAGTTCAAGGGTAATGAGGCTCTGTATATACAAGGACCGTCTACAAACAGGAAACTAAGAGTGGTTATATTTGCAGGTGGCGGCAAGGCTGACTCATATAAAAAAGTTCGTGGTAACTCATATGGTATGTGGATAGCCACAGAGATAAATCTGCATCATGATTCAATGATAAAAGAGTGTATCAACCGTACGGCAGCAGCTAAGATGCGTAAATTCTTTTGGGATTTAAACCCTGATAATCCATATGCATCGATATACAAGGATTACATAGACAAGTATGCTGAGAAAGCAGCTGCAGGTGAGTTTCCTAGTGGATATAATTACGAGCATTTCACCTTGTTTGATAACGTAACGATTAGCAAGCAGAGACAGAAAGAACTGATGGCAGACTATGATCCTTCATCAATATGGTACAGGAGAGACATACTCGGAGAGAGATGTGCTGCAGAGGGTGTCATATATAAAAGCTTTGCTGATAACCCAAGTAAGCATATTCGGATGTTTAAGGATAATAACGAAAAGCAGGAATGGTTAAGAACCATACACTTTATATCGATAGGGATAGACTTTGGAGGAAACAGGTCGCTAACAACATTTGTAGCTTCAGCAATTCATTACAGATTCCAGGAAGTCGATGCAGTAAAAGATTCAAATATCGAAGGGAAAAAAGGAGATATAGATCCAGACAAGCTTAATAAAAGTTTCTTGATATTTTACGAGGAGCTGAAGAGGGAGTTTCCAGGAATCCCTATACTCTACATATTCGCCGATAATGAAGCACAGTATCTGATAAATGGATTAGCCAAAGCATGTAGAGCTGCAGGTATCACAGCAAGCATAGGTGATAGTGCAAAGAAGAAGATTACGGATCGTGTGTACTGCGGTAATACATTGCTGGCTAGTGGAAGGATGAAGGTATTACCGGAGTGCAAACTTCTGATAGCAGGTTTGAAATCTGCAATATGGGATCCAAAGGAAGCTGAAAAGGGAAAGGATGTTCGCTTGGATAATTTCAGTAGCGACATAGATATATTAGACGCATGGGAATATTCGTGGGAGCGATTCATGAAGAAGCTGCTTCCTGAATCCAAAAGGAGTAACTGATGAATATAAACACCGTTATTGATTACTTGAACAAAAAGTACGACATACAACTTGATAGTAGCTATTACCAGAATATATCGATATGGAGAGATTGGTGGATGGGCTATTATGCTCCATTCCATACCTTTGCAGAGGTAGGGTTAGATGGCAAGAAGAAAGAGCGCAAACTCTATACATTAAAGATGGCAAAGCAGGTATGCGAAGACTGGGCATCAGGACTACTGAATGACGAGCTACACATTGCCATCGATGATGAAGCATCCGAGACATACATACTCGGAGAAAAGGATGATACTGAAGAGGAAAAAGAGACTAAGAAGGCTAAGAAAGATATATTCAAGGGTGTACTTAGAAACAATGCCTTCCGCCAGCAAGGTAATCGACTGATAGAAAAGAGCTTTGCATTCGGTACAGGTGCATTCGTGTTAAGAGCCGAAAATATAAAGCTCGGTAGGAACAATAAGATAACCCCAAGTCCTAACACAGACATTAGGATCGAATACCTATCTGCAGACCACATCATCCCTCTGTCTGTACATGCAGGTAAAATAACAGAGGTTGTATTTGCATCTGAGGTGCTGCAGCTAGGTGAGAAGATGATATACCTTGAAACTCACAGACTGATAGACGGACAGTATGTAATTACAAACGAGTACTTCAAAGCTGAAGAGGGTAGCCTCATAAAGCAAGAGCTCCCAGAAGGAATACTTGAAAAAATGACAACAGGGGGAAATGTTCCTCTGTTTTCTATCGTTATGCCAAATATCGAGAACAACATATCTCCAGGTTCGCCACTAGGCATTTCCGTATTTGCAAATGCGCTAGATAATCTTGAAGGGGTAGACCTTGCCTACAACAATTTCAACAAGGACTTCAAGCTTGGAGGCAAAAAGGTATTCATGAATAGCCGTATTATTCGTAGAAATGAAAGAGGAGAGACTATTACTCCTGATGATGTAGCACAGCAGCTATTTGTGGAAACAGGTGATGACCTGATAGATGATGACGGCACAAAGAAGTTTATTCAGGAACACAATCCATCTCTCAGAGTATCAGAGAACGTAGAGGGGGTTCAGGCTCAACTAGATTTACTATCGTTTAAATGCGGACTGGGGACAAAGTTCTATCACTTCAACAGTGGTACAGGATCTGTTCAGGTAACCGCTACAGAATATCTTGGTGGACGTCAAGATTTGACTAGAAATACAGGGAAACACTCTCTTATTGTCAAAGATGCACTTGAATCACTTATCAGATCAATCCTATGGGTAAAGAAAGAGCTTGGAGGTGGCACGGTAGATCCAGAAACAAAGATTGAAATAGACCTTGGAGATAGCTTCATTACTGATAGTGCATCTGAAAGGGCTCAAGACATGCAGGATGTAAGAGAAGGCATTATGAATAAATGGGAGTATAGAGCTAAGTGGTATGGCGAAAGTGATGACACAGCAAAAGCTAATATTCCTGAAAGTAATTATGAAGAGGATCCATTTGGGTTTAATCAAAAATAAAGCAGCCGATAGTTAAGGAGGATGTATGCTTACACCGGAATTCTTACATGAAGCACCAGAAGGATTGCTTGAACTATATAGAGAAACAGAGGAAGCAATATTGGCCGACATGGCAAGGCGTATATCCACATATGATTTCTATATCCCTGCTGCACAGTGGCAGAAGAGGAAACTCGAAGCTATGGGTATGTTTGAGGCAGAGATAAACAAGAGACTGTCTCAGCTTACAGGTAGAAGCATTCAAGAAATCAAGGAACTCATGAAAGAAGCAGGGATGGAAACAATAGCTAATGATGATCGGATTCATACAATTGCAGGAAAGAAATGCCCACCACTGGAAGCTAGTCCATCTCTGATAGCTGTGATGAATTCCGGATATAGACGAACAGCAAAAGCTTTTCGCAATCTCACGAGAAGTACTGCAGCTAATGCATCCAAACAGTTTAGCAAGATACTTGACCAAGCATATATGCAAGTAATATCTGGAGCTTTTGATACAGAGACAGCAATAAGGAATGCAATCAAGGCATTAGCTGAAAAAGGGATTGAGTCAGTAAGGTATCCTTCAGGGCGTGTTGATAATATAGAAGTGGCAGCTAGAAGAGCTATTGTGACCGGTATTAATCAGACAGCTGGAGATATGCAGCTTGCAAGAGCGGAAGATGTGGATAGCGAATACGTGGAAACGACAGCACATGCCGGAGCGCGTCCTGAACATGAGGTGTGGCAAGGCAAGGTGTTTAAACTACATGGTAAGGAACCGGGATACCCTAACTTCTATGAAGCTACAGGGTACGGAACAGGACCAGGGTTGTGCGGATATAATTGCAGGCACAATTTCCATCCGTTCTATCCTGGATTATCAACTCTTGCTTATAGCGATGAGATGTTGGCCGAATATGTAGCTAAGGATTACTTATACAATGGCAAGAAATATACAGAGTATGAAGTATCTCAGATGCAGAGGTATTACGAAAGAGCTCGGAGGAGATGGAAACGAGAATACCTAATGCAAGAAGCTGCAGGACTTGATACAACAGAATCCAGTGTAAAGATGCGATCATATATGGAAAAATTGAAGAACCTGGAAGATCAGACAGGCATGCCATCACAGCATGACCGTATGATAGTAGCAGGTTTTGGAAAAAGTGAAGCCGGTAAATCTCAATGGGAGGCAAGAAAATATTACAAACGTTTTCGTGAAGCTTATTCACTTGAAGGTCAAGGGATGAGAAAAACACTTGCAAGCTATTACGACATGAAGTACAATAACCCTCCTGAGTACAAGATTTTCAAAAAATATGTGTTGGCTGTTAATAAAGCTGAGTTTTCCCCACTAACTGGGTTTCTTGTATATAGAGAAACAGCACGTCAGATTGAAGAGCAGATTATGGGGCTAAAGACGCCGCAGAATATCGAGATTATGGATTATTCCTCTCATTTTGTCGGCAGAATGATTGGGCGTTCTGCTTTGGATAGAGAATATAATAGAGCAGGTGTTAGTGTTGAGCAATTAAAAGCTTGTATAACTAATGGAAAAGAGAAAAAGTCCGAACGTCATAAAGACACTATAGTGTTGATAGGCTCAGGATGCCAAGTTACATATAATCCTAAAACTGGGATACTAGTACAAACTAACAGAAAGGATAGAGGGATATGATTGTTGTAGAAATAAGCAGTGAAGAACAAGAATTTTTAAAACCACATGTAGAGGAATGGTCTGAGCTAGCAGCAATTAAATTGGAACGTACTGATATTAGGAAATACCTTGATGCTCTTGATGACATGATTCTATGCTATGGTTTTGATAAAAAGATGGAGTTCTATAACGAGATTGGGGAAGGTGCACAATTGATATATGATCGCGTTTTAGATGCATGTGATGATTATGATGATGGAAAAGGTGAAGAGGAGTAATAGACTCAAAACGTTAAGTAATAGTTGGATTTTAAAGCAGGCCAAGCGGTCTGCTTTTTGCATGCAAAGAAAAGGAGGGACAATGGAATCTTTAGAATTAAAGGACAAGGTAAATATACTTGGGACAGAATATAGCATCAAGGGGCAAAAGGGAAAAGAAACTACCAAGCTAGAACATGCAGACGGCATATGTGAATTTTATTCAAAGGAAATTGTAATTGATGACTTTGAACCAACTTCGGAAACAGTTGCCAATCCCAATTTATATAAAAAGAAGGTGTTAAGACATGAGATTGTACACGCCTTTTTATATGAATCCGGGCTTGATGTAAGTTCAGAATGGGCAAGAAATGAAGAGATAGTTGACTGGATAGCACTTCAAGCTCCTAAACTACAAAAAGCATTTGAAGAGGCAGGGTGCTTATAACATCCGATAAATTGCAGAGGGTGCACACCTCTGTTTTTTATATTCGCCCAGTCAAGGCGTAAAACTGACGGAATTTTATTACTCGCCTGCTCATCGGCGTAAAATGTGAGCCGCATCGGCGTCGCCTGCCGTAAAAGATGGCGTAGCGGATAAAAGAATGGAGGACACAATGAAAAGAGAAGAGATCGAGAAAGTTTTGAAGGAAGCTGGAGTATCTGATGAAAAGCTGAAAGATACCGTCGAAAACATCCTGGCAGAAAATGGCAAAGATATTAAAGCAGCACAGGACAAGACAGCACAGGACAAACAGAAAGAACTTGATATTGCTGATCAGACTATCAAGGGTCTGAAAGAGAAGGTTGACAAGTTCGATGGCGTAGATGTTGACAAGCTGCGTAATGATGCCAAGGAATGGCAGGATAAGTATGATGCAGATATTGCAGCAGAGAAAAAGAAGACTAGCGACCTACAAAAGGAATACGCCTTAAAGGATGCACTAAGAGGTCAAGGTGCACTGGATCCTGATTACATCATGTATAAGCATGGTGGCATCGATAAGTTTGCTTTTGATAGCCAGGGTAACCCTATAGGTCTATCTGACATCCTAAAGCCAATGATGGAAGCATCACCGGCATTGTTTAAAAAGGATGATGGCGACGATGGTGCAACTGGCGGGGCAGGAGGGTTCTCGAGTGGTGGAAATCACGGAGGCGGAGCAGAGCCTGATCTCGACAAACTATCAGATGAAGAGTATTACAAAAGACTCGAAGAAAAAGAAAGGAAGTAAGAATTATGCCAAACAATTTTCTTGAAGTAAAAAATATCGCAAGACAGACACTGCCTAGACTAGTGAACAATCTAGTGTTCCCGAACCTAGTGCACAGAGATTTCTCAAATGAATTTGTACCAGGACTTGGAACAAAGATTCAGGTTAAAAAGCCTGTAAAACTCATTGCAGAGGAATTCAATGAGTCACAGGGTGTTAAGCCACAGGGAATCGATGAGGAATCTGTAGAGGTTAAGCTAGATAAGCTAGCTACAGTAGATGTGGAGTTTAGCGCAATCCAGAGAGCTACTAACGTAGATGACCTAAACAGACTATTCCTTGAACCAGCAGCAGCCGCTCTTGCAGAGAAGATTAACAACGATGGACTAGATCTATATAAGTTCATTCCTACAGCTGTAGGAAAGGCTGGTACGACGCCAACTGAACTAACGGATCTTGCAAATGTAAGAAAGCAGCTTAATAAGCAGCTCGTGCCAGTTGCTGGAAGAGTTGGAGTGTGGGACACCGAAGCTGATGCTGCATTCTCCACTGTCCCAGCAATCGTTAATGCTGAGAAGTCAGGTTCTACCAGTGCTCTCAGAGAGGGCTCAATCGGTAGAGTAATGGGACTTGATAACTACATGTCCCAGGCTGTGAGAAAACATACTGCAGGTACACTCAAGGTAACTAGCGGTAACATTACTGTTAAGACACAGGTTGTAAAGTCTAACGAGGTTGTACTTACAGGAACAGGACTTACAGGAACTCTTGTTAAGGGAGATATTATCACTATTGTTGGAAAGCAGTATGCTGTTACAGAGGATACTTCAGCTTCAGGGACTGATATTCGCGTTAATGTAGCTCCAGAGATTACAGCTAATGCAGGCGTACAGGTTGAAGTGCTTAAGAGCCATACTGCAAACCTTGCATTTAACCCTATGGCTTTTGCGTATGTAACAAGACCACTTCAGGCACCAGCAGGAGTTGAAAGTTACGTAACTAGCTACAACGGAATATCTCTTCGTGTAGTAAGAGGTTACAACATGGAGAAGAAGAAGGAGATGCTGTCGATGGATGTACTCTACGGTTACACAGCAATTTATCCTGAACTTGCGACAAGAGTGCTTGGATAAGCAAGGAGGCCTTTATGGTTGAATATAAGTTTTACACGGACGAATTCTGCGGCAAGGCCATATCCGAGGAAGACTGGCGGGGGCGTGAAGCTTTCGCCAGTGCTTATATTCGAAAGCATTTCGTAGGATTTAGTGTTGAAGCAGATGATTATAAGCATGGTATATGCGCTGTTGCAGAGGCAAAGCAGACCGTAGATCAGGGCGTATTGGAAAGTCAGACTGTAGGATCGTGGTCAAAACACTACAGCGTGAATAGTGTATCTGATAAAGATAGACTACTTAATGCAGCCATGCTTTATTTATCCGAATATCGGAAGGGAGTTGAGTGGGCGTGAATATGTTCACACAGACTGTAACGATTTATCACAAGGTGGAAGATAATAAGTGGCTAACTAGAGTGGTAAATGATGTGCATGTAGAGAAGATTGAGGGAGAAACAATCAGAAAGCACGGTGTTGAAGCTGCATCTAAACTGATTGCATATATACCACTTTCATCTATCAATGATGTAATCATAGAAAAAGGTGACATCATATACGATGGAATTTCACCTGTAACAGCCATAAATAAGGCAAATGATATCTTATATTACAAGGACGCATTTCTTGTCACATCGGCTGAAAATTTTGATTTTGGCGATGGGCAAAAGCATATAGTGGTGGTGGCAAGATGACGAACAAAATAGAAACACCACGGGGGTGCATTGTTGTAACAAAGGATGGCACTGCGGAGCTAAAGTGGAATCCAGGATTTGGAAATCAATGGGGCAAAAGCTTTGATAAGGCTCAAAAGTTTATTGACCATGAAGTAATTAGGTTGTGCAGTCCGATGGTTCCATTTCGCTCAGGTATGCTAGATAAGTCCGGAATACTAGGAACTGTACCAGGTGAAGGTGAAGTAGTGTATAACGCACCATATGCTAGATATCACTATTATGGCAGGCTGATGGTTGGGAAAGCACCTAAGAAGCTTACAAACCGTAATATGCAGTATCACGGAGCACCTAGGAGAGGTCCCAAGTGGTTTGAGCGTATGAAGAGGCAACATCTACATAGCATACTATCTGGAGCTGCTGCAATAACGAGGGGATAAAACTGATGAGTATAATTAAAAGCGTACAAGATTATTTAGCCAAGTATGACGGAATGCAGCTTATAAATATGTCAGAGATGGAAACGGACTATACACCAGGAAAGAGAGGTGTAAGGGGTGGAATTTCCGCACTTGCACCAACAGGGAATTCTAGAACGAGAACGGATGTTCTTGGGAATAAGACCTATGAAAATTCATATATCTTTTTCGCAAAGGATTTGGCCGTAGATAATTCTGCGAGAGAAGATATGTATGACTTTTTGGAGTCTTTTTCGGAATGGATCGAAACAAAGATTGATGAAGGAATCCTACCTGAATTACCTGGTAAGTATGAAGCGGTCAATCTAGTTCCATCTAATCATATGCTGTATGACATCGAGGAAAGTGGTGCAGGTGTATATCAAGTAGAGTTAATACTAACAATCAAGAAGAGAAAATAGGAGGACAATATGAGCAATGTAATTAAAAGAGAACTATGGCAGACATTTTTAGGAATTCCGGATGCAGGTGGGACTAACTATGAATACGAGGCAATTGGAGAAGATAACGATACATTGACTGAAGAGCTCAATGCCAATGTCAGCAAGACAAAAAATGTTCTTGGTAAGAACAGTACTGCAGTGGATGGTTATTCTCCAAGTATGTCTGTTTCGCCATATAAGGCGGATAAGGGGACAAAGACATTTGCATTTCTAAAAGGAATTGCTGATGGTCTCAAGACACACGGTGACTGTGAGACACACGTAATAGACGTAGACCTATTTGCTGAACCAGAATCATCTGAATATCCAGCAATCAAGAAGGGTGTAATCGTAGAGGTTAAGTCTCTTGGAGGCAACACAGATGCTTTCCAGATTCCTTACGAGCTACACTATACGAATGTGAATGAGAAGGGTAAGTTCAACCCTACTACAAAGAAATTCACAAAGACTCTATAAGGATAAGAAAGGATAATAGGTCATGGCTGGTACAAATTTGAATTTTGATACCGGGACAATCACCCTGTATGTGCAGGGTGATCCATCTCGGAAGTTTTCGTTTAATCCTACAGATCAGAAAGTACTTAAAGGCTTTTTGAGACTGGTTGATGAAGCGGAAGAAAAGATGAAAGATTTTTCAAAGAGGGCAGAAGGTATTGAGGAGTCAGGAGATATTACTGAAGCTGAATTTACATCTCAAACTGCAGACCTTATGGATGATATAGACAGTTGGTTCAGAGGTGCTTTTGATAGTATTTTTGGTGAAGGACAGGCTCAAATTGTTTTTGGAGACACATCCTCCGTTGCCATTAATAGTGATGGGGAATATATCATGATAGCAATGCTCATGGCTTTGTATCCTATCTTTGAGAAGGAAATTCAAACTAGATCCGATAGAATCGACAAGGTTTGTTCTGAAATAGTAGAGGACTTACCTACAGATGAAAAGGAGCTGCCTACAGAAGAAGTAATTGATGCTACTGAAGAGGCAGAAGAAGAGAATGTTGACTCTGCCGAATAGCATTAAGCTAGGAGAAAAGGAATATTCCATCAAGAGTGATTATAGAGCTGGTATCCGCTTGATGCAGATGTTTGAAGATCCTGAACTGACAGATAGTGAAAAGCTTTTTATAGCAATGCGGGTAGTTTTCAGAGATGCAGTAATTCCAGGAGTTTACTTACAGGAAGCACTGGAGAAAACAGTGTGGTTCCTAAATGGCGGCGAGCTGAATCAAACATCTTCTGCCGGCAGTCAAAGAAGACTATACTCATGGAATCAGGATTTGAGATTCATAATAGCGGCAGTAGATAAAACTGTGGGTTTTTCCGTTCGTGGGAAAGCCTTTTTTCATTGGTGGGACTTTCTATCGGCCTTTTCAGAAGTTGGCGAATCCAGTTTCACAACGATAGTATCTCAACGTTTACTGAAACAAAAGGGTAAGCAAACAGAAAGTGATATTGATTGGTGGGCGGAAAATGCAGATATTGCAGAGCTTAAAGTTCAAAGGTCAAAAGAGGAACAAAACGCTGTAGATAGGTTCAATAAATTACTTAAAGAAGGGAATGGTTAGTTATGGCTCAAGAATATGCAGGATATCTGATGTTCAATACAAAGCTCGACTCAGGTGGCTTTAATAAGGGCGCTAAAAAGATAGGTGGCATGGGAGGCAAGCTTACAGATCAGCTTGCAAAATATGCAAAACGCGGAGCTATAGCTATGGGAACAGCTATTACAGCTGCTATGGTATCCGGAGTTAAATACAATGCACAGATGGAACAATACTATCAGTCATTTAAGACCATGCTGGGTAACACGAAGGAAGCTACAAAGCATATGCAAATGCTTAAAAAGTTCGCTGCAGAAACACCCTTTGAAATGACAGATTTGGCTAATGCATCCCAAACGCTCCTTGCTTTTGGAGAGAATGTCAATCTGATAGAAGGCGACCTAAAAATGCTTGGAGATATATCCCTTGGTAACAAGGAGAAGTTCTCGGCGTTGGCTCTGGTATTTGGCCAGGTTAAGTCACAGGGTCGTCTAATGGGGCAAGATTTACTACAGATGATTAATGCAGGCTTTAATCCGCTTACTATCATATCTAAGAAGACCGGAAAGAGTATGGCGCAGTTGAAGGATGAAATGGCAAAAGGTCAAATCACTTTTGATATGGTAGCGGATGCTATGAAGACAGCAACATCTGCAGGTGGTCAGTTTAATGACGCCATGAAAACACAGTCAAAAACTGTAATCGGTCTTTGGTCGACCCTAAAGGATAATGTCCACGCGAAACTTGGCGAAGCAATGGAGAGCGTAAGCAACATAATTAAGTCATCGCTTCTCCCTAACGCTATCAAATTTGTGGATAAATTCAACGTAAAAAAGACTGTATCTGGAGTAAGAACACTTATTGATGTTCTCAAGATAGTATCTCCTCTTATTGCAGGTTTATATGTAGCACCAAGAGTAACTTCTGGTGCTGGTGCACTAGCCGGTCTTTGGAGTAGAGGACTGCTAGAAGCAAAAAAATACAAAATTGAGATGGCAGCTATTGCACGTTTGAGCTTGAAAGGTACTAAGGCGGAAATATCCGGTGTTGGTGTAGTGGTTGGATTGTTGACTCAGAAGCTTACACTTGCAGAAGCAAAGACTCTTGCTCTAGGTAGAGCGCAAGCTGTAATGGCCGGAATCAACCCTTATGTAGCTATAGTAGTTGGTGTACTGGCGTTTGTAACAGCAGTGGAGCTGGCAAAGAAGACAATGCAGGCACACGCTTTGGAAGCGGACAAGGATTATAGTGCAGTTCTAAAACTTGCCAAGGCTAACGAGGAAGCAGAGAAAGCATATAATAGCCAGAGAAGAGCAGCTACAAATGATATGGTTCAAAAGGGTGCAGAAGTAGAAAATGCTATCAATCTAAAGAGAGAGCTTGATGGTATCGTGGATGCATCCGGACGTGTCAAAAAAGGCTATGAAGGTAGAGCTGCTGCTATCGTATCGATACTGCAATCACAAGGTGCTGAAATCAGCATGCAGAATGGTGTAATTAAGAACTATGGTGAGCTTAGCCAGGCCATAGATAATTACCTGGTTAAAAAAAGAGCTCAAATTGTGCTTGATGCATATGAGGAATCGTATAAGACTGCACAGAGAAATATTCGTAAATCGACAGAGGCATACACCAAAGCTAGCAGAGAGCTTGATAAGCATACCAAATCTCAAGCCGAAATTAATAGGATGTCTGCAAGACAGGTAAGCGAATACGAAGAGAAACAGACAAAGCTCATAAGGGCTAAAAGCAAGGCGGCAGCCCAAGTTAACAAGTACAATAAGGATATTACCAGATATGAACAAGCACTCGCTGAGTTTGAAAAAGGTAATTACTCTAAGATTAATGCAGTGCTGGATGGTCATGCTCAAGCGATGGCTGATATCAACAAAAAGAACAAGAAACAACTTCGAAAGCAAAGGCAAGATACAGCTGAAGAGCTTAAGGCATTGAATAAGCTATATAAGAAGACTGGATCAGATAACGTAAAGGCTGCTGCAGAAGCTAAACAAAAAGAGCTAGCTGCTATAGATTCTAAGCTGGGAGAACAGACTGCGAGAGTCAAAGGTAATCGTGGAAAGATGAAAGCTGCAACTAAGGATATGATGGGTGGCGTACAAGAGGGCATCAAGGAATCAGATATATCTATTGATGATCAGCTTGATAAATTATCAGAGTCTCCTAAAAATTATGCTGGTGGAATTAAAGCTGCAATGAATAGTTTAGTATCTGCTGCAAACAACGCTGCAGGAGGAGCAAATCTTAAAGGCGCATTTGCTCCTAGATTATCTCAGCTATCAAGTTCCCCTCATGGATGGAGAGGCACAATTTCATCTGCTATGTCATCCCTCATGAATGCAGCACGTTCAAGTGCAGGTAGTGTTTCGTTTTATGGTGTCGGATACAATGCCGGCACAGGCATCAAATCCGGAATACTTGCAGCAAAAGCACAGGTTATTGTTGCAGGTATAGCAATAGCGAATGCAGTTGTTGATAACATGAAAAAAGCAATAGAGTCTCGTTCTCCATCAAGGAAAACGGCAAGGCTTGTCGGAGCACCAATTACGCAAGGTGTGGGAGTTGGCATGATGCGCGAATCAAAGGCTCTGTATAAGAAAGCTAGACAAGTTGCTAATAATACAGTGGCTGCTATGAAGGTTGATCCGGCCACCATCGGACTTGGAGTAAAAAAACAAATTAGCATTCCGAGTGCTGCGAAAGGAACAACGCTTCCGGTGCAAGCCAGGACCTCAATTATGATGCAGTCAAAAGAACGAGGATTACTCGATAAACTCATAGACAAGGTTGAACAGATTAATGCTAGACCAATCACGCAAGAGATAAACTTCCATGAAAGAGTCTACACACCTGCAGATGCTCGTGATAGATTGGCTGAACTAGCTCGTTTGGGATTGGAGGTGGATGCATAAATGATATTTTTGAAGTTTATCAGAGACGATGGCGCCATCATGAATATAGGAGATGGTGCAGAAGATTACGAACTGCTCAGTAAGGCTGGTACAAGTAACGTAGAAGTTGAACACTACTACGATGCAAAAGGAAGTGGATATGGTGATTGGCATTCAGGAGAAAGAGTTAAAGGTAGGACTCTGAAATATAAAATTACAAGTCATACAGGGATAACGGCTTCACGAAGATTTATGGAGTTCTTCTTTAATGTGCTTCATAAATTCAGAGTGGAGTCGTATTTTAATGGCAGAGAGGTTTACCTAGATGCTGAATTACTGACTCCTAAACATACAGAGGATTTATATTCTCATGAAGAGGTTGAGATTACTTTTTATGCAGCTGATCCATATTGGAAGTCACTTGATGATACTGTAAGAAACTTTTACACCCAATCTGCACTCTGGCATTATCCGTATGCATTTATTGAACCAAATCAAAATCTCCCAGCTAATGCATATACTGTATTCGAGAGAATAAACGTAAACAAAACAGTTTACGTTTATAACGACGGAGATGCACCGGCGCTGTTTACAATTACAATTCACGGTGCAGTTGATAATCCTGAAGTGAAAATCAATGATGCGCTAATAAAGTACAACGGAACAGTCGGTTCAGGAGAGTCTCTATTTATAGATTCCGAAAATGGAGTTTATCAACTAGATGGTAAAAATGTTTTAAAAGATATGATTGTGCTTGGTGAACCTATGTTAAAGACGGGTGATAACGTGTTAGTCAGCAACAAGGAGATGTTTGGTACTGTCAATTATCATAAGTTGTATAACGGAGATATGTAACTATGAAAGTATTTGCATTTGATGAAAATATGAACCGCATAGGAGAACTAAAGTATATACAACTTCTATGGGATAGGAACAATACAGAACCCGGAGGGTTTACGCTCTATCAGCAGTCAAAGCATTATATTGAAGCTGCTTACATAATGGCCGAAGGTCGCAGAGAGGTTGGTATTGTATACAAGCCATCTTACAAATCTGATCCAAATGGTCGATATGTTACAACGGAAGGCAAGTTTGCAGAGGATATGGCCAATGATGCTACGACGGGTCATGGAATGACAATTGTTGCATCAAAACGCATGAATGACCAGCTCATGACGTACTTAAATGGCAAAGGTATTAAGGAAGCAAACGATAGTGAGTCCATGAAACAGAGAGATGAAGTAATGACACGCTGCCTTGACGTTGGAGTGGAGATGTATCGCATCTTGGCTCTTGACCAGGAATCATTTCAGATTAATTGGAATGGTGGCTGGGAAATTAAGTTTGTAAAGCCGCGTGAGACTGGAATAAGATTTTCAAAGGGTATAGGCAATGCAAAAGAGATTATCTATTCCCAAGACATGTCGGTTTATAAGCATAAATGTACAGGGTATGTAGAAATCCCAGATGATGTTGTAAAAGAAGGGTACAGTGGAACTTCCTATGTAGGTGGCAAATACTATGAGACAGATTCTTTTACAAGCGCCCTTAAAGTTGAGGATAGATTTAAACAGAAAGAGATGTCAATGGATTTCTCTATGCCTGAAGGACTTGATATTACGGCATCTAACAAATCTAAAATTAAAGCTCAAATTGTGCAGATGTGTCAGCTTGAACTTTTAAATCATTATGTAATTAGAGATATAGAAGTTACACCACTACAGATAGCAGGTTGTCGATATCTAATAGATTACAATCTTGGAGATATTGTGTTGGTGGAAATCCCAGAAGTGGGGATTACATATGAAGCCCAGATTATAGAAGTTCATGAGGTTTGGGAAAAGAATACACAGACCTATACTATAACACTAGGGCATAAAAGAGTTAAACGTTAAAGAAAAGAAATGAAGAGGTGAGATATGAGAGCATTTCCTTATCAATCAATATATGACCAATCGGCAAATCCTCCCTGGGACCGTTTGACTGGAGCGAGTGACCATAGAATTGAGGCATTCGCGAACTGGACAGATGGAGTATATCCAGGTGGATGGGAAACTACTCCGGGAGTAGGGATGTCAGTTGTGGTGAGTCCTGGTATGGGCAGAATTAGAGGAATTTTTTGTTATGATAATGACCCTCACACAGGAGGCTTATCCACTGAGAGTAGGACACTTGCGGTTCAGGCAGCAGATGAAAGTTTGGATAGGATAGATAGAGTTATTGTTAGGCATAATGATGCCCTTGATGTAAGAGCAACGGATTGGTATGTCCTTAAAGGGACTCCATCTGCGAATCCATCGGCACCTGAGTTGACAAGAAACAGCAGCACATATGAGTTGTGTGTAGCTGAAATCTTTGTAGCTAGGGGTACAAATGCAATATCTGCACAGCGCATTACAGATACGCGCCTAAATTACAACTTGTGTGGTATCACTACAACAAGAGTAATGGATTTAGCAATCGATGAGATTAAGAATCTACTAAGTTCAGCTATAGATGGAACCATCGCGGGAAAACTACGAAATAGCATGTCTAAAATGATAACAATTGAAACAGATGTCAAAATATACAGCTCTGCTGCTGTTGAAGATAATACGTATGCTAAATATCCTTTTAGAATTGATATACCTATTAATCGCTGTACAGAAGAACACATCCCAGATATTTATTTAGAATCAGGGAAAAGTGATCTAGTTTATGAAATTTGTGAGACGCGATCAGGGTTTGTAAGAGTGTATGTTTCAAAAAATAACTTTGGCAACATTACAATCCCAGTAATAAGGCTAACAAAAGAAGTTACCGTTTAATCAGAAGGAGGATACGTAATAATGGCAATAGGCAAAGTTAATGGTGGGGGCAATGGTTTACTACAGCTGAAAGTTGCAAACAAAAGTGTAACAATAGCGACTAACGGTGGTGTAGCAATGTCGTCGATATCTATGGCAGAGCTAGGAATCCCACAAGATAGTGAGGTACTGCTAGCACAAGTACATCCTTTACATAAGGCTGGCGCTGATGATATATGGACAGCGGTATTTTATGGATATTCCTGGGATAGCTCGAAGAAAACTGTTGAAATTGCAGTCAACGGAAGAGTGACAGGACTGCAAAAGCAGGTCTTTGAGATTAATGTTTTGTACCAATAAAAATAGCTAATAAGACTGGGTTATAAGCCCGGTTTTTTTAATGGTCAAAGAAAGGAGGTTTGAAATGTCACCAGAAGCATTAGGAACAATCATATTAGGATTATCAACATTAGCAGGTTTGATTTATAGCCTTAGTAAGTTAGTAAGCGAACCGATAAATAAGCTGGATAAATCCGTATCAGCATTTACAGTTCAAGTTGAAATACTTAGTAAAAATATTTCGAAGATTGAAGATGATGTAAAGGCTCAAGAAGCGCATGATCAGGAATCACATGCACGTATGTGGACGAAACACAATGAACACGATTGCCGATTAAATGAACATGAAAAACGAATCGGTTATCTGGAAAATAGGAAGGAGAAGTAAGAAATGAAGATAAATTGGAGAATTAGATTCCGTAATGGTAAATGGGTAGCTATGTTCCTTGGTGCAGCAGTAACCACAGGGTACATGATTTGTGAAACACTAGGAATTAAAGTTCCTATCCCACAAACAGATGTTTCCAAGATTGTAGCAGCTATCTTAGGGCTTTTGAGCATGCTTGGGGTTATTACAGATCCGACAACTAAGGGCATAGGAGATAGTGATCTAGCTATGACCTATGGTATGGATAACACGAAACTACATGAAGACCTTATTGCTGAAGGATTAAAAAATGCGGAGGTACTTGAAGATGGGAATTCGGGAACAGATCGTTAATACTGCAATTAGATATAATGGGATGCCTTTCCAAGGAGGGTGTCATAAAACTCTGATTGATGAGTTCAACAAACATAAGCCTGATGGCTGGGCGATGACATATTCAGCTAACTTCTGTGCTGCATGTGCTTCAGCAGTAGCATATCTTTGTGGAGTTGGAACATCTTATCCTTGCTCTGCTAATGTAGGTGTTATTGTTAGTAAAGCTAAGCAAATGGGAATTTGGGTTGAGAATGATGCCTATATCCCAAGTGCAGGCGATTGGATAATCTATGCTTGGCAAGATTCTGGTAGAGGGGATAATACCACTGGCGCTAGCCATGTAGGTATCGTTGTATCAGCAGACAGCAAGTATATCAATGTATTTGAATTTAATATTCATAACAATCATAGTACAGGATATCGTAAGATAGCTACTAATGGCAGATTCATTAGAGGATTTGTAGTTCCGAACTTTCAGAGCTATGGATGGATTCAAGATAATCGTGGTTGGTGGTTTAAAAATAAAGATGGCTCTTACTACAAAGCTTGCTGGCAGAAACTAGATGGAGCTTGGTATTACTTTAATGCTGATGGTTATGCAGCTACTGGTTGGCAACAGATTGAAGACAAGTGGTACTACTTTAATTCTAACTGTAAGATGCAAATAGGCTGGATTTATCTAGATAAGCGTTGGTTCTGCCTAGATTCTAAAGACGGTTTTATGTATGTAAATGGTGTGCACACAATAGACGGTAAAAGCTATTACTTTGACACAGATGGAGTAATGTGCACAGGTTGGGTTAAAGTTAAAGACGAGTGGCAGTATTTCAATTCGGATGGCTCGAGAGTCGACAAAGGGATTGTCAAAGGTGATTCCGTCTATATTATCAAAGATGGAGCACTCGTTACTGACGACAAGGTGACTGTTGAAGCAGATAAGGGCGGAGCAATTAGCGTTGTGTAG